AGAAACAGAAACTTAATAACTGAAAATATTGCAGCAAATCCACTACCTATTAAATATGATATACTAACTGGTAGACCAATTAAAGATCACGACTTTATTACTCGCATGTTTAATGCAGTATCTCCAGTCAACTTTAATTTAGACTACTCAGAAGGTAGAGAGTTTCTATTTAATAGTGGCTATGATATGAGAACTTCTACATATACAGCTCCAGATGGAACAGATCTATCTGACAGTCCAAAGGTCAGATCAATGTTCCAGAAAGCTATAGGAGAACAAAACTTATTAGCTAAGTTTGATGAGATGGCTAAGTCAGAGAATATGCAGATATCAATCGCAGAGATGAACTGGCACCGTAAAAATGGTATGGCAGATGTCGAACCAAAATCATTCCCTCACTACAAAAAAATTGCAAAAACGTTTGACCGAGCTAAGAAACGAGCTTGGGCAAGCCTTAAAAACGATAACGACGTCCAAAAGTTGCTTATCGAAGAAAGAAATCAAAAGCTAAAAAATAGAAGTGCCAATAAAGACACTATAGATAAAATGCTGGAGATGCCTAAATAATCCACCCGTCACTTATTCCAAAGAGAAATGGCGGTACAAACAACTGAAGAATTTAAAAATGGAGGAGCCACTTCTTACTCCATTACAATTGAATATTTAAAAGCAAGTGACATCAAAGTAAGAATTGGTGGAGCTTTACAAACTTATGTAGCAAGTAGTCCTAGCTCGGGTGAATATACAGTTAGTGGTACAACAGTAACGCTTGGTGCGACAGCAACAGCAGGAACTGGAAACGTCCACATATATAGACAGACAGATGTAGATACCGCAGCAGCCGTGTTTGCTGCCGGTTCTTCTATTAAAGCAGCCGATCTTAATGCCATACATGACATGGCAAGAATGGGTGTAGCTGAAGCTAGAAGTCAAACTATTACTGCTGACGTAAGAGATGACCAAATAACTACTGCAAAAATAGCAGCAGATAATATAACAAATGCACTGATAGCTGACGATCAAATTGATTCAGAACATTTAGTTGATGGGTCTGTTGATACACAGCACATTGCAAATGAAAATATTACTACTGCAAAGATTGCAACAGGAAATGTTACTGAAGCTAAAATAGCTGACTTAAATGTCACTACAGGTAAGATAGCGGACAGTGCTGTTACTACAAATAAGATAGCTAACTTAAATATCACTACAGGTAAGATAGCTGACGGTGCAATTACTGACGCAAAAATTGCTGGTGGTTCTCTAGATAATAGATACTACACAGAAACTGAACTAGATGCTGGGCAACTAGATAACAGGTACTACACAGAAACTGAACTAAATGCTGGTCAGTTAGATAATAGATATTATACAGAAACAGAATCAGACGCAAGATATTTTAATATAAGTACTGGGGACACTATTAAAGATGGTGATACTTTCCCAGATAACGATACAACTATTGCTACAACCGCAGCTATCAACGACAGGATTATAGATCTTGTTGAAGAGGTTGGTGGATTTGTACAATAGCAAGTGAGACTAATTTTCCTACAGCTAACCCTGATATAAATAACGGTCCCGGAACTCTTGTATCAATTAAATCAATAGGTACAACTAGAACACCTTCTGGTGGAGTTGTTTCAATAACAAACGGTGCTGGAACTGGTAACAATGTTACTATTACAGGTTGCGGTACTACAGTTTTAAGTGCAGGATTCGGTGTAATCGTAGAAACTACATCTACATTACATACATACGCATTTCACAGGTTAACACCAAAAGCAACAGAAATTACAACTGTAGCTGGTATTTCTAGTGACGTAACAACTGTCTCAGGAATAGCAAGTAATGTAACAACTGTAGCTGGTATTTCTAGTGATGTATCTACAGTAGCTGGTAATAACGCTAACGTAACAACAGTTGCGAACAACGACGCAAATATCACTGCTGTTAAAAATAACGAAAGTAATATTAACAGTGCTGTTAGTAATGCAACTAATATAACAACTGTAGCCGGTTCGATTTCTAACGTAAATACAGCAGCTACAAATATATCAAGCATTAACAACGCAGCAGCTAATATAACTACTGTTAATAAATTTGGTGATACATATCAGGTTGCATCCTCTAACCCAACAACTGATGGTGGAGGTAATACTCTAGCTGAAGGTGACCTATACTTCAACACATCTGCTAACAGATTAAAAGTATATAATGGTACAGACTGGGAAGATGGTGTACAAACCAGTGGAGGTGGAGCTCAAACAACTGGAGCTACATTTACCGGTGACTTAAAACTTAACGATAGTGTAAAGTTAATTATTGGTACGGGGGATGACCTAGAGCTTTCACACGATACAAATGATTCTATACTTAACGAAAAAGGTACAGGTGATCTACTAATACAAAGTAATGGTAATACTAAATTAACTGTAACCAGTTCTGGTCTTACTGTAACTGGAAACATAACTGTATCTGGAACCATAGATGGTAGAGACGTAGCTGCTGATGGTAACAAATTAGATACCATATCAACTGCTGCTATATCTGAAATACTTACTAACGACGTAGACGTTAAGGCTAGAAAAATTACCACAACTACAAGTAATGGTAATGTACAGATCGAACCTAATGGTTCAGGTGTTGTAGAGATACGTGGTGCTAGTGGTAACGATGGTAAATTAAGACTAAATTGTTCTGCACAAAGTCACGGTGTAGTTATTGCTTCACCTAATCATAGTTCAGGGCAATCCTATACTCTTATACTTCCTGACAATAATGTTAGTGCTGATAAGTATTTAAAAGTTAAGAGTACTACTGGCTCCGGTTCAACTGCAACTGGTAAGCTAGAATATGCTGGATTAGATGCTAACGATTTAACAGAGGGTACAATTCCCGACGCAAGATTCCCATCTACTTTACCAGCAATTAGTGGTGAAAATCTTACAGGAATGGCAGCAGCCGAAGTGTATGGTTTTAAGACTACTAATAATAACTTAATAGTAACTACTACAGATAAAGGTGCTGACAATATATCAGGCACTGATTTTAATTCATTTGAAGATGTACTCTTCGCTGCTTCGGGATTCTCTTGGAGCGTTAACACTGACGGAAAATTAATCGCAACTATTTAAAATGGCAACTATAGACTTAGGCAAGATTAAACTTGTCTGGAGAGGAACCTACAACGCAAGTACAGCTTACACACCTGACGACATTGTAGCATATACAGATGGTGGTGTTCTCTCAACTTACATATGTACTGCTAACAGTACAGGTAACGCACCTTCATCTGGTGGTACAGCTCATGGCTCTTGGGCATACGCAGCAAAAGGTCAAATAAACGAAACTGCTGCTAGTATTAGAGCATTCGTAGAGTCAGCATCTGACAGTAACGTGTTTACTGATGCAGACCATACAAAATTGAATAACATTGAAACATCAGCAACTGCCGATCAGACAGCTAGTGAAATCGTCTCATTAATTGCTGGACAAACTATAGCTCCTCATACTGTAAGTGCTACTAATAACGTATATGGACCTAGCAGAATAGGTAGAGATAGTAATGACTATCTTGCTTTTGGTGACAACGACAGAATGGATATTTACATTAATGGTAGTAATGAATTTAGATTCGAGTCTGACGGTGACTTCCATGCAGATGGAGACGTTATAGCTCAGTCAACAACTATCTCATCTGATATAAATTTAAAAGAAAATATAAAATTAGTACCTGACGCACTAGACAAAATAGAATCATTACGTGGTGTTACTTTTGACTGGAAGCGTGACGGTACTCCTAGTGCTGGTGTTATAGCTCAAGAAGTTCAAGGTGTACTACCTCAAGCTGTAAAAGAAGTAACTCCAGTAGCAGGAGGAGAAAGCCACCTATCAGTAAACTACCATGCTTTAACTTCTATATTGATTGAAGCAATAAAAGAATTAAAAGCAGAAGTAGAAGAATTAAAAGGAGGTAAGTAATGCCCTGCCCTGCAAATGGACAGATCTCTATTGCCGATTTAGTAGCTGAGTTTGGAGGTACTGCTCCTCACGCTTTGAGTGAGTATTATCGTAATGCTGGTTTAGTGCCAGCTAACAACACAAACGTACCTACTAGCGGTGAATGTGGTCTAACCAATTTTTATTCTGCTGTAAATGAAATACAGCATACACATAGCAGTAATACAACCAACCAGAACTATGCAACCGTATTCGGTTCTAACTGGGGAACTGCTGTACCAAAACGTATTATTATCAACTCTGGAGTTACTGTTGGTGCGACAGTCGGTAATCATGCTATGCACATTCCTTCTGGTATGGGCGGAACATTGATTATTGATAATAGTGGAAGTATAGAAGGTCATGGTGGAGCAGCTAACAGTGGTGTTGGTGGAAATGCTATACATTGTGATTCAACAGCCGTAACAATAAATAACAACTCTGGTGCAGCCATCAAAGCTGGTGGCGGTGGCGGAGGTCAAGGTGGTCAAGGTGGTACTGGCGGAAACGGTGGTACTGGCGGTACTGGTGGTCAAGGTCAAAACTCAACCTACATTGGTAGAGCTCCTTACTATTGTTACGTTCAAAACTACTCTAACAACCACTATACTCAAAACCAATTACTTTACAATTGTCGACAAGGTTTCCGTACAAACTGGGGACATACTCAATTTATAAGTAACGCACAATGGCAAGGTTACGGATATCAAGAAAGATGTTGGTATGCAGATTGTAACTACTGGACCTACAGTAATGGTGGTTCTGGTGGAGCCGGAGGTAGTTCTGGTGGAGCTGGCGGAGCCGGAGGAGCCGGAGGAGTTGGTCAAGGATATAACCAAACTAATGCTAGTGGTTCTGGCGGTGCTGCTGGTGCTGCTGGTGGCGGTGGTTCTGCTGGAAGTTCTGGTCCGGGAAATGCTGGAGACGGTGGTACCGGAGGCTCTCGTGGACAAGGCGGAACTGGCGGAACTGGTGGAACTGGTGGGACATTTGGTAACGCTGGTGGTACTGGTGGTCAAGGTTCTACAGGAAATACTGGTGCTACAGGAAACAGTGGAGCAAACGGAAACTATACAAACGGGACTGGAGGTAGTTCAGGTTCTGGAGGTAGTTCAGGTAGTAATGGTTCTGCTGGAGGAGCAGCCGGATATTATATCTACAACCGTTCATCAATTACATTAAATAACTCAGGCACAGTAGCCGGAAACTAATTATGAAATTTACAGTAAAAGAAATTACTACGACCTCAGTTAAAGTAGAATACGAAAACGGGTCGTGGGCAAATGTTCCGATAGAAAAAGGTCAAGATAAAGATACTATTTCTCAGAACTGCTCAAATTATAACCATGAACCTAACCCTTGGGAAAAGGTAGGGGACGTTCCTTTAACAGTAGGAGAAACTGTTGATTATGATAACACACCTGAAGACCCTGATGTTGACTATCAGGCTGCAAGGCTCGAGCATTATCCTCGACTTCAAAAACAATTAGATGCTGCATATTGGGCAAGACAAGGTGATGACACACAACAGAAAGAAGTAGACACAGCAATACAACACGTTAAAGATACTATTCCTAAAACTTGGACTGGTAAACAATCTGAAATTAGTAAGTTAATGGAAGAGTAATTCCATGACACTTCCTACCCATTATAAAAACCCGTTTATATCCGATGTAGATATAATGTTTAGGTGCTATGATATATTTCAAAGACTTACGTTTAACCATTTACATGTTATACCACTAAATTGGATTCATATAAGAGAGTTCAATCCAGCCGAACCGTGGACAAAAATTAAACAAAGAAGAGTTTTGATGACAGATATAAGATATCCAATCGTTATCTATGAATCTAAACTTGACCCTGAAAATCAAACAGTTAAAAAACGTTATTGTATTTTTGACGGTAACCACAGAGCTACTAGGCTTATACAATTAGGTCATAAGGCAGCAACTGCTTTTATTATGACGCCAGATATATTTGATGGTTTAAAGGAATATAAACGTAATGATTTGGTAAATAGTGCTTATAGAACAACGGGGTGTAACGGTTGTGGAGAATAATGGACTTTCCTTCATTAGAACTACCCGATATAAAACAATACGAAACAATTTCGATACCTCTACCTACAGCAGATGTACCTTCTTATATTCCTTTAGTTGTACCTCCTAGCGATTTACAAGCTGAGGAACAACCTGAAGGCACTGCTTCTGAAGAGCCGGAATCTCCCGGAATGAGACAAATCGACATACCATTTACAGATAAACAGATGCCGTTGCCTGAGACAGAAATCTTAGTCACGGCAACGACAACTGCGGTTGTATCAGTAGCAGCTACCCTTACAGCTACGGCAGCGTTTAAATACGTTGTAACTGTAATGAAACCAATACTTAAAACTACATGGAAGAAACTAAGCCAAAAGAAAAAAAAGGGCTGATTGGAAAATTAAAAGATGCAGCCGAAGATAAAGAACACCAAATAGAAATACTTGGTACCTTTGTAAGACTGGGAGTAGTTGTCTGGTCTGGGTTCATTATTACTATGAACTACGTTGATATACCAATGGTAAAGAAGTCTGGTAATAGCGATATCACTTTCGTAGCCAGCGTTTTTACGGGGGCACTAGCCACGTTCGGGCTTACTACGGGTAAGAACGGAAATGGTAAACCTCCAGTATGTCCTATGGCAAATAAAGAAAAACCTAAAGCATGATTATTGATTATCAAGTTATAGATAATTTTCTACCTCAAAATCTTTTTACACAAATTAAAGAAAATGTAGTAGATAATGAGGGGTTTCCTTGGTATCATACTCGTTATATATCTACGGCTAATACACCAAGTGATACTGAACATTCATACTTTTGTCATGGTGTTTTTAAAGACAATAAAGTACACTCAGAGTTATTTCAGTTACTAGAACTTGTCTTACATAGATTACCTAATTTTAATGTTTTACAAAGAATTAAAATAAATTTCTATATACCATGTCCAATAGTTGAAGATCACGAGAAACATAGAGACCTTAAGGTACCTCATCAATCAGCTATTTTATCTTTAAATACATGCAACGGCTATACAAGATTACATGACGGAACAAAAGTAGATAGTGTTGCAAATAGGCTGTTATTATTTGACGGTTCTAAATTGCATAATTCTACAAGTACATCTGATTATGGTCTACCAAAAGGAAGGTTTAATATTAATTTTAACTACTTTCCAAAAAATTTAATATATCAACCAAGAACATGAAAAAACTACTTATAGTTTTAGCAATGTTATCACCCGTCATGGCTAGAGCCAACACAGTGACCCCACAATTTACTTCAGGGTCAATGAACTCAACGACCACTACCACTCAGACTATAGTGGAGACAGAGCAGCGTCAGGTCTTTGGAGCTGCCGTAAATACGTGGTCAGGAAATAATGTAACTGCATCTGGAAACTTATCAGACTCAGCTACAACATTTTCAGTAACTAACAATACACTACCGTGGAACTTAGAAACCACAACAAGAGCAGCAGGCTTAGTAGAGCAACTAGATTTCACCAGAAACTACACAATAAACTCTACTACTACTTCGCTGTCTGTCTTCTCTCAATAAGTCCAGTACTGGCTGAAGGAGACACAAATAATAATAGTAACCCTGTGGCAGCCGCGACGGGAAATGTTACAAATCAAGCTGTACAATTTCAAAATAATGGAGCTCCTAGCCGACAAGCCTTTGGTAGCAACATATCTTGTAATGGCAGTACTATGACATTTAGTCCATTTTATATGGGCAACGATACCGAACCTCAAACAGAGGATGGTTATGTCATATCAGAAAACTGGGGATTCCAAATTAATTTTATGGTACCCTTAAATAGAGATCTGACTAAGCAATGTGAACGCATGGCAGAAAGTCAGATACAAAAAAATAAGCTAGACTTCGAGTTGGTTCGTGCTCTCAAATGTGCCGAGCTTCAGAGGAAAGGCTTTACCCTGCGTCCCGGTTCACGTGTTTACCACATATGTTCCGACGTAGTTCCTATTCAATCACTTATAAAATAATGTCCACCATTAAAGTAATTGATAATTTTTTAGACGACGAAACATTTAAAAATTTTGCAACATTGTGTATGACATATCCTCATTTTGGATGTGCTGACTTTGCGACACATAACAAAGATGCAGATGGTAGTATAGACAGATTTGGAGAAGATCTGGATACTAACGTTAGCCATGAAGTTATGTTCCAAGCAATGATGTTGAAACGAGAAGCTGGTCTAGTGCAAATAACAGATTTTTATTTAGCTTCCAGATTCTTTATAGACATATTACAAGAAAAGTTAAACGCATTAAAATTTTATGTTCTTAGACTTAACTGCACAGTTAGACAACCTAGGGCATATACAGGAATGATGCACACAGACAGTGATGTAAGAAATGAAAAGTTTAAAAATGCAATTCTATACCTAAATACAAATAATGGAGGTACTAGATTTGAAGATGGAACTATTGTTCAGTCTAAAAAAAATAGGTGCGTTATTGCACCAGTTGAGATGAAACACGCCGGAGTATGGCATACAGATGCTAAATTACGGTTTGTATTAAACATCAATTACATAGAAAACTAAATTACCCTAAAAAAAAAATGTTAGCAATTTTAAAACCATTCGTGCTCAGTGCTCTTAAATCGCCTAAATTCAAGACTTTTGTCGTAGAATTATTAGAAAAGCTAGTAGAGCAGAGTGATAACGAACTGGACGAC